TTACACGCACGAAACCATTGCTATGGGCTTTAGTGTTACCGAGGAAGCGATTGAAGATAACTTGTATGACTCACTGTCATCTCGTTATACGAAAGCTCTTGCTCGCGCTATGGCTTACACCAAGCAGGTTAAAGCTGCCTCTATCCTGAACAGCGCGTTCACGGGTGCAGGTAACCCAACCTACGGTGACGGCAAAGTGTTGTGTGCAACTGACCACCCGCTAGTTTCTGGCGGAACTAACTCAAACCGTCCTGCTGTTGCTGCTGACCTTAACGAGACTTCTTTAGAAGCCGCCGTTATCCAGCTTGCTGGTTGGACTGATGAGCGTGGTCTGTTGATCGCTGCCAAGCCTCGCAAATTGGTTATCCCACCTGCACTGCAATTCGTTGCAACTCGCTTGTTGGATACCGAGGGTCGAGTTGGCACGGCTGACAACGATCTGAACGCACTCCGTAACAACGGCTCAATCCCAGAAGGCTACACGGTCAACCATTATCTGACTGATACAGATGCTTGGTTCTTGACCACTGACGTGCCTAATGGCCTGAAGCACTTTGTTCGTACCCCAATGTCTACCTCTATGGATGCAGACTTTGATACGGGCAACAGCCGCTACAAGGCTCGTGAGCGTTACTCGTTTGGTGTATCTGATCCCCTTGGGATCTTTGGTTCACCCGGCGCATAAGCTACGGTGCTTGATAAGGGGGGAGCTTCGGCTCCCCTTTTTATTGACTTGATGAAAAGTAGGGTATACTTTCAGCCATATCGGGAAACAATCCGGCGAATCTGACAGACCCGACTGACGACATGTAGACAGATTTGCTTAAACTCACATGTGAGAAAAACGATGGCTAAAACCACATTTTCTGGCCCCGTCCGCTCGGACAGTGGCTTTCAAATCCCAGTTGTAACTACCGCAAACTTACCTGCATTTGGCGATGTCGCTGTAGGAACTGTGTATATGGTTTCTGACAATGGTTCTGGTGACGATGAATACTGCATCGTGATCAGCACTGGCGCTGCTTGGGTAACTGCTGTAGGCGCGGCTCTTAGCTAATAGGAGGCGTTTATGCCTAGTTCTGATATTCAGACTAAACGCATTGCAGGCACAGGCTCCTTAGCGGTTGGCCCAGCACGAGTACGTCAGGTACAGGTGTTAACGGCTGGTTCAGGGTCTCCTAGACTTACTATTACTGACGGTAACGGTGGCTCTACTTTGCTGGACTTAGACTTCAGCACTGGAGCTACTCATTCGGTAAACATTCCAGACTACGGCATTCGTTTTGAGAGCGATGTGTACGTCAGTGCGTTTACCAATCTGACCGCAGTGACGGTGTTCTACAGCTAACATGCGTAGTTACTACAAGAAGTCTCCATGTGCGTCTTTTAAGAGTGGCGGCAGTACCGCTGCTTGGACGCGCAAGGAAGGCAAGAGTGAGTCTGGTGGACTTAATCAAAAAGGTGTGGACAGTTACAACAGGGAGAACCCCGGAAGTAAGCTGAAGACTGCCGTAACGACTAAGCCCAGCAAGCTCAAAAAAGGTTCTAAGGCCGCTAAACGACGTAAGTCGTTCTGTGCACGCATGAAAGGTATGAAAAAACGTAACACTAGCTCTAAGACGGCGAATGATCCAAACAGCCGTATAAACAAGAGCTTACGGAAGTGGAATTGCTAAGTGGCGTACCTACAGAGCAACATTCCGTACTTCAAGTGTTGGGTGCGGAAGGAATATACCCACAACCATGAGAAGTACCACGGCGAGTTTATTCACGCTATGGCTATCGCTGTTACGACAATGCCGACCAGATGCCTCAGTTTCCAAGTGATATTTACTGGGGCTGAGACGTACGATGAGGACGACGAGCCTAACGTACACGGGGGTGCTATGTGGGCACGTATGCCGATTACAGCGTTGGTGGGGGATACTCCGTTCGAGGAATGGCCTGAACCAATGCCTGTATGGGCTGCACAGCCTTGGGACTGTTCGTCTAGGGATCATGCGGTATACACGCTCGACAGAGCCACACCGTGCCCTTGGATGGCTAAGATAGATGGGGAGATGTACCCCGCGAAGTATATGTTCACAGTGGACTATACGAACAACGAGATTGCAGATGACCCCGCACAACACAAGCAGAGTCATGTGATGGAGCTGCTAGATGCTGGCCCATATACGGGGAACATTGTAGCTCTACCGAACAATAGGGTGCGGGTGACACATCCCGCTTGGTTTGAAACGGGAGAGGGCGCACCAGATTTTCGTCCTTCTCAGCACGTTCACTACAGCAAGTCTGATCTGGACTACACGCTGGACGTGAATCAAGTATTTGATAATTTGTATGCGGAGTAAGTTATGAAGCCGAAGAAGATGTTTTTAGGTGGTTTGTTTAGCAGTAAAAAGAAAGACGATAATAAGCCTATGACAATGACCCAGAGGAAAGCTGAAGAAGCGAAGAAACGTGCGAGAGCCGCGCAGATGCGTAGTGAGTCTAAAGCGCGTAGAGGTCGTACAGCTAGTACAACGGCTGTGGGCGGCGCTAAAAATAAAGAAGAGTCACGGCAACAGCGGCTGAAGAGAGAACGCGCAGCTAATATGGCAATGGTCAAGAAAGACAACCCAATGCCTACGCGCCCGTCTGCTACCAGCTTGGCTAATGCTGCTGACCCGAAAGCAAAGCGTCCCGCAAAACCACAAAAAGCGCCTACAACTGCACCACGTCCCCCTAGAGCAGAGGCTCCTGCGAAGCCAACAGCTAAGAAGCCACCACGTCCATTACGCGGCACGGTGACTGGTAAAGGCGGACGCAATGTCGGTGAAGGCCGAGACAAGCGTGCTAACGTAACTCGTGAACAGCTAAAAGAGACGGGTATGACTTTACGTCAGTACCTAAACTTCATGGATCGCGAAGGTAAGCGTCCACCTAAGAAAGCTATGGGTGGCGGCATGATGAAGTCGAAAATGAAAGCCAAGGGCATGAAAGCTGGAGGTAAGACACCGTTTCCTGACTTAAATAAGGACGGTAAGGTCACACAGAAAGACATCTTGATGGGCAGAGGCGTAGTCAAGAAGAAAGCTGGCGGTGCGATGAAGTCTAAGGGCTACGCCAAAGGCGGTGCTATGAAGACCAAGGGCTACAAAGTTGGTGGTAAGGTCAGAGGCGCAGGCATTGCTCGTAGGGGCGTACGTCCAGCGAAGATTCGATGAGACGCTATTATAAGTCAGGCGGAAAGGTGAAGTCGGGCGGCAAGATATGTCCGGCAGGGAAAGCGTGGGCCAAGCGTACGTTTGATACCTACCCGTCTGCTTATGCAAATATGGCGGCTTCTAAGTATTGCAAAGACCCTAGTTACGCTAAGGGTAGCAAGAAGAAAAAGAAGAGTAAGTAATGGGACAGCTTAAACAGTGGCGTGACCAGCAGTGGGTTCGTATTGGCACCGATGGCAAGATCAAGGGGCCATGCGGCACGTCGAAGAACAAGAAGAACCCAGATCGCTGCTTACCCAAAGCTAAGGCGCAGTCACTGAGTCAGTCTGAACGAGCTACTACAGCACGTAAAAAGAAAAAGGCCGGTGCTGGAGGGCAGCAGGTAGTGTCTAACACCCCTAAAGCCAAGGTTAGAATGGCAAAGGTCGGTGGTCAGATACGCGCAAACCATAGAGGCTGCGGTGCAGTAATGAACAACAGGCGTAAAAAGACCCTGTACGTATAGGAACAGACAATGGCTACATCTGGAACAACTGCATTTGATATGGACTTCACGGAGATCGCTGAAGAGGCGTGGGAGCGTGCTGGTCGTGAAATGCGTTCTGGGTATGACCTACGCACTGCCAGACGCTCTATGAACCTGATGACCATTGAGTGGCAGAACCGTGGCATCAACATGTGGACGATTGACGAAGGCACGTTGAGCCTTACGCAAGGTACTTCTGAGTACACGCTACCCGCTGACACCATAGACTTGCTAGAACAGCAGATCCGTACGGGTAGCGGCAATGTAGCTACGCAGTCAGATTTAACTATAAGCCGCATCAGCGTTAGCACGTATGCTTCTATACCTAACAAGTTAACCCAAGGTAGGCCAATTCAAGTATTCGTAGAACGCCTGCGAGATGCCCCCAAAATCAACGTATGGCCCGTTCCAGACAATAACGACTACATTTTCTACTACTGGCGTATGCGGCGTATAGAAGACGCAGGGACGGGTGTGAACACCGCAGATATGAACTTCAGGTTCTTTCCTTGTCTGGTAGCGGGCCTTGCCTACTACATTGCTATGAAAGAGCCAGAGCTTATGCCACGAGTCCCTATGCTGAAAGACGCTTACGAAGAGCAGTTTGGGTTGGCAGCGGGAGAAGATAGAGAGAAGACATCCGCACGCTTTGTACCCCGTATCGGTAGAGCGTAACAATGTCGAATCGTTTTGCATCAGCACAAAAAGCTATTGCCGAATGTGATATTTGCGGATTTCAGTATAAGCTACGAGAGCTAAAGAACTTAATACGTAAAGGGCAGAACACAAACCTAAAAGCGTGTCCTTCATGCTGGAATCCAGATCAACCACAGCTAAAACTGGGTGAGTTTCCAGTAGATGACCCGCAGGCTATTAGAGACCCAAGACCTGACAGAAGTTTGGGAGAAGCTGGGGCCAATAGTAGTAGACAGATACAGTGGGGTTGGAACCCCGTGGGTGTGGGGGATGACCCTTACAACCTTACTCCTAACGACTTAGTCGCAACAGGTCAGGTAGGAACAGTAACAGTAACCACAACTTAGAGTCGTGATATGAAAGCACCAAAAGTAGTTAAGACAGTAGGTTGGCCTACACCAGTAGAAGTTAAAGACGCTCCAAAGCCTGATATGAAAGGTGTTAAAACCACCGGTATCAAGGTACGTGGCGTGGGCGCTGCAACGAAAGGTACGATGGCCCGTGGCCCTATGGCGTAAGATATGAACTACACCGAGCTAAAAACAAATGTTCAGGACATCTGTGAAACTTCTTTTACGGATGACCAGCTTGCTATGTTTACAGAACAGGCGGAACAGAAGATATACAACGCTGTGCAGATACCCGCGTTACGTAAAAACGTGACAGGTTCTATGACCGCCAGCAACGTATATTTATCTGTCCCTAGTGACTTTCTGTACGTTTACAGCTTGGCAGTCATAGATGGCAGCGGCACCTACACCTTCTTGTTGAACAAAGACGTTAATTTCATACGCGAAGCGTACCCTACAAGTACCGCGACTGGGCTACCGAAACACTACGCCGTCTTTAATGACGATGCGTTTATTCTTGGGCCTACTCCTGATGTTTCATACAACACGGAGCTGCACTATGGGTACTACCCGCAGTCTATTGTTACAGCAGGCACTACGTGGCTTGGGGAAGAATTCGACTCCGCTCTGCTAAATGGCACCTTGGTAGAGGCTATACGCTTTATGAAGGGCGAACCTGACATGGTTGCGTTGTACGAAAAGATGTACATATCAGCTATGGCGCTGCTCAAGGTGTTGGGTGACGGCAAACTACGTACTGATACGTACCGCTCTGGGCAAGCTGCCCTTCCAGTTCAATAGGTGACTGAATGTTAGTACAAGCACCACAGATGGAAATAGGGGATGTACTTGTCACTACTACGCAAAATAAAGGGCACGACCCAGAATTTTGGGCGCAGTCTGCCGCAGATAGAATTGTAAGCGTTGGTGGTAATTGTCACCCAGCAATAGCGCAACAAGCGGAAGCATTCAAAGAAGCGGTTAGGGCTACGGCTCTACATTACATAAAAGAAGCGATCAAAAGCGACAGAACGACGATGATTGCCGAACTGGAACGTCAAGGCCATAAAGACATGGCAGACATAATTAGGAGTCTATAATGGCTATTACGACTGCAATGTGTACGTCTTTCAAGCAAGAGCTTCTGGAAGCTGTACATAATTTTAAGAACTCAGGTGGTAGTACGTTTAATTTAGCGTTGTACACAAGCTCCGCTACTTTGGGCGCAGCCACCACAGCGTACTCAGCGACTAACGAAGCGTCAGGTACTGGCTACACAGCTAAAGGGGCGGCGTTAACTCGTGTTGACCCAACGACATCTGGAACCACAGCGTTTACCGACTTTGCTGATTTGACGTTTAGCTCTAGCACAATTACTGCTAATGGCGAGTTGATATTCAACGATTCCGCTTCAGGTGACCCATCCGTATGCGCGTTGGCGTTTGGTGGGGATAAGACATCTACTGCTGGCGACTTTACGATTCAGTTCCCTACAGCGGATGCGTCTAACGCAAT